CTGCCCTTTCTTTACCAGTATGGTGAGCAATGATCACTGCTACTTTATATAGTTCAATAAGTTTATCTATCCTAGATAACATCTCATGGATCTCTGAGTTAGAGTTCTCTTCTCCACTAAAGAAATTAATAATAGGATCTATCATCACCAAGTCTGGCTTATGAAACTCTATACTCTCTGCGATAGCATCTATGTCGCTGTCTCTCATGATGTTCTTTCTTAATCTACCCGATGCTATAAGGTTTGACTTACCAAGGTTGTACAACTCAGGGTCATGATGAAAGGGTTGATAGTACATCTCGATTCTTTTCTTTAAGAACTCATGAATGATCTCTGCCTGTAGCCACATTACTTTGAGAGGTCTTGAAAAACTCATACCCATAAAGTCTGTGCCTGTAGTAGCTGCTGCCGCGAATGCTCCTAGCCAATGCGACTTACCTATCTTTGGTTTACCTAGCAGTAAGACTCTGGATTGTTCAAAGACAAAAGCATCTCCCCAATACTGCTCGATCCTACTGCTGTCCATTGAGTCCCAAAAGGGATCGTTAAATGATTTGAGTCCAAGAGGATCGCTTTGTACTTCGTCCTTAGCTTTTATTATAGGATCTTCTTGATCCATGATTTCTTTTAAATCATCTGTTAGTTGTATCTGCCACTGACTTGTATTCCATTTCTGTATGCCTGTCTCATCTTCTGGATTTCTTTTAAGGTGTCCAGTACAAATGCTCTGAGTTGTATTCAATACTTCTTGCACACTCATAGGTGGGTTGTTTGTCTGATTCCAATCCAATGCTTTGATGACCACCTCTCTCATGCCCCAACCTTCTAGTATCCATTTACCTACTAGCCTGGCGAGAGTATCGTTTCGCATACCTGTCTGCACACCATCGGTTGTTAGTGGTGTCTTACTGTCTGTGTTGATCTTACCTGTGTTGTTATAGTCATAGATAATATTCATGTCTTGACTATTAAGAGTAGGTAAGTCATCAAGTGAATCTACGACAGCTCCTTCGACTACTTCGAATTGATAGTTGACTGAGGGACTGACCATGACATAGCCACCCTCTCCTCTTATATCTAATTTACCTGTAGTGTTTCTTATCTTTAAATCATCATTGATTGCATAGAAGTAATGATAGCCACCGCGAGGTGTCTTTTGTTTGAGTATGGTTCTTGTTATCTGTCCTGACTCACAAAAATCACATGCCTCTTGGGTGTCTGCATCTAGCACTACAAATGTTACGCCTGTTATAGCGGCCCAGTTACATTCTGGGAATTGTAGATACCATTGCTTAACTTCATTAAGTGTAGGTTGCTTGGTTATATAGTCAGCCCACTTAACTCTTGGTGTCTTTGACCAACGCTTTTGTAAAACCATATCATCTTCAAAGGGATGTCTTGTTTTAAAATACTCTGGAATAATGTCTGTAGTAGATCCACATGGTATTAGATGAAAGAAGTTTTCATGATATGACATAAGCATATCTTTACGTTCATCATTGGCTATGTCTTGTCCGACTGTGTTAGGTTTTATTTCTATTGGCATTCGTCTACTGATCCATAAATGTTTTCCCAACCTAAAGCATGGCCTGTCATCTTGATAAGTTTCTTGGCTTGATTGACAGAGGGTTGCCTGGTTCCATATCTCCACGATCTTACTGTGTCGATAGAGACACCTAACTCCTTAGCTAGTTTGTCTTCTCCTCTTTTTACAATGTAATCTTTAAGTTCCATAGTTCTCCTTATATAGAATGGTACAAGTTAATGCTCTTTTAGGGGGTTGAGTAAGGAGTTTAATATATATAAACCTCATTAACTCATACCAAATATTATATTAACATTAGTCTTTACAATTAGTAAAGAATTTTATTACAAAAGTATTGACAATGTTTTTTATCGGAGTAATATCTATATTGTATTTAAAAAGGAGCACTATATGAAAGACCATTCTAAGCTATCCCTACCGCAACTTTTGGTAGAGAAGAAGAAGAACCTAGAAGCCCAAGCTGAACTTAAAGAACAAAGCAGTTCGTTGGACTTTGCAATAACCAAACATCCCGATGTGCATAAGCAAGTCAATAGACTTTCTAACACTGGCGGATCTACTCGTGTACATCTTAACGGTATCATACCAAAAGATTTACGAGTCCAATATAAAGTTACAAGATCATGGGATCAGAACTTTTTAGCACAAGTAAAACATGATATACCCGATGAGTTATTTCCATTCACAACTGTGTATAAGGAAGACAGTGCTCTATCTAAAATGATAGAAGCAAATCACCAGGATATTTTCGATAAGTTCCAAGAGGGACTACAAACCAAGATCAATGAAAGACCATACGTCCAGTTCGTTGATCCATTAAAAGGAGCTGAATAATGAACATACATTACAGTGCAGTCATAATGCAAATTAAAGATACGATTAAAAGAGAGGTAGCACCTGGCTTACATTCTGCTTGGGTTAATAAAATATTAACTATCATAGATGATGTAGAAACAGTTGCAGATGAAATGACTTCTCAAGGTTTCGTATCCATGAATGATATGGAGGTCGACAAGTATGAGTCTATTGAATAGCGTGACTACGGGAATACAGATCCCTTCTATTAAGATTAATCTGTCGGGTACTGACGGCATAGGTAAGACTACCTTTGCAAGTCAAGCACCTAAGCCTATCTTTATTAAGACAGAAGCTGGTACTAACTACATTGATACAGCATCCTTTCCTTTATGTGAAAGCTATGACGACATACTTCAACAGATCAAAACTTTGTATGAAGAAGAACATGACTACAAGACAGTGGTCTTCGACACAACAGACTGGGCTGAGAAATTAGTACAGCAAAAGGTATGTCAGATTCATGGACAAAAATCTATTGAGTCTATGGGATATGGAAAAGGTTTTACAGAATCTGCTGAGTTATTCGGCAGACTACTAAGAATGTTTGATGCCCTACAAAAGAAGAAGATGCACATCATCTTACTATCTCATGTAGGCATAAGAACTTTTAATGATCCAGAGCGTGAGCCCTATGATCGTTGGGAGATGGCTACTCATAAGAAAGTATCAGCAATGATACGTGAGTGGGTAGACTTCAACCTGTTTGCAAACTACGAGGTATCAACTCGCACTAGCGGACAGGGTTTCAAGGAAACAACCAGGGCTGTGTCATACGGCAAGCGTAAGTTGTTTCATAAATACACCGCAGCATTTGATGCCAAGAGTCGAGTTGATTTAGGGAACGCTCCCTTGGATCTTGATTGGACAGCATTCATGACTGCATTTAAAGAATCTTTAAAACATAACAAAGGAGAATAATATGTCTGATGATTTTAATTTAAACTTGACTGATGTCGAGGATACAGGTGGATCGTTTGATCTAATGCCAGTTGGTGACTATGAATTTGTAGCTACTGAATGGGTGAATAAAACTAGTGCTAAGGGTCATAGATACTTAAATATTACCTTTGAAGTAACAGGCCCAACTCATGCAGGTCGTAAGATCTGGGACACATTTATGCTTGAGGGCACTGGGTTAAATTACTCTATGATTAAATTAGTAGGGTGGAGAAAATCAATGGGTATGGAGCCTAATGTTGATGCCTTTGGTCTTGAACAGTTAGAGAGTATGTTGAGAATTCCTTTTAAAGCCAAAGTCAGTGTTGAAGTTGGTAAAGACAAGGGAGATGGAACGAAATGGGATGACAAGAATAAGATTGATAAGTTTCTTGCAGTTGAAACAAGCAGTAAGTCAGCTCCTTCGCAAAGTCCTAAAGAAGAATCAAAGTCTGATGACGATGATTTTAATTGGGACAAATAATTTATTTACGAGAGAGAGTAAATAAATAACTCGAGTGAGTAGTCTTAATACCAAGGCTACTCCTCGCACCTAGGGTTATTGTATACCCTAATGTATTTTTGGAGAAATATATGACAATAGATAAAAGAGAGGCGAATGCCTTAATAGATTCAATGACATCCTTATTAGATTCTTTAGATCAAAACTTTGACAGTCTACCCACTGAGTTAGATACTAAAGTCAAAGAAGCTAAACTAACATTACTAAACGTGGATACTAAAGATGATAGAAAAAGAAAAGGTTATAGAATATTTAGATAAACAAACTTGCGACAAAGTTATAGACGATGTCCAAAGTTGTGTAGATGAATGGTCGTTAAGGGAACTTGATTCAAGATCAGCAATCGTTACGCTGACTAGGTTTGCTATTGATTTAGCATTTAAGTTCTCACATACAGAGGCAGAAGCCTTACAACTAATACTCAGCATGGTACATGATCACATGGATATACCTGGAGTTGAGTTAGAAGATAAAGAAGACAACAACAAAACAATACATTGAAACTTAGATACTACCAAAGGGATGCAATAGATTCCCTACACCACTGGTTTGCCACACGCCCATCAGAGGATCATGCTTTGATCGCTTTGCCTACAGCAGCAGGCAAGACCATAATCTTTTCTCACTTCATTAAAGAAGTGTTAGCCAAAGATCCTAACGCCAGGTTTCTTGTCATGGCTCATAGAAAAGAATTAGTAGAACAAGCAGAGACTAAATTAAAAATGGTATGGCCCGATGCACCAGTAGGTGTGCTGGCCGCAGGCATGAAGAGATACGAGATTGATTCACAGATCCTTGTTGCCAGTCGTGATACCTTAGCATCACCTAAGAGATTAGATGCTGTCGGTAGCTTTGACTATATGATTATAGATGAAGCACACAACGTACCGCCAAGCTCTCATACCAGGTACAAGAAGATCATAACAACCCTATCAGACAGAAGGCCTATGAAAGTTATGGGCTGTACTGCTACACCATATCGTATGGGACAGGGTTATATATATGGAAATCGCAAAGATCATTTTTTTAAAGGTTTGTCTTACTCAGTATCAATACCTGATCTGATCCGTAGTGGATTCTTATGTAGACTATCTGCTTATGCAGTTAGCGAAGATGCGATCATTGATGCAGGATCTGTTGGCTTAAAGTTTAAGAACGGAGACTTCAAGGAGAGAGAGCTAGAGAAGATAGCTATGGTTGATACTACTATCATTGAGGTTGTTAACGACTGGATCGACAATGCCTACACCAAGGGTAGGACTGCTACAGTATTCTTTTGTGTGTCAGTGCTACATGCAGAGAAGATGACTCAGTGTTTGAAGACCTATGGGATTGAAGCTGAATGTGTTACAGGCGAGACACCAAAACAAAAGAGAGAAGATGTATTAGAGAAGTTTAACAATGGTTTGATCCATGCTATATGTAATGTCGGTGTACTGACTGAGGGTTGGGATGCACCCAGGGCTGACTGTATAGCATTGCTTAGACCAACACAGAGCGTTGGCTTATTTGTTCAGATGTGCGGAAGGGGGATGAGACTGCATGAGGAGAAAGACAACTGCCTACTACTGGACTACGGAGAAAATGTAGCTAGGCATGGTTGTCTTGATGAAGTACAACCTGATCAGTCAGCTCCAGCTAGGTATCATCCAAAGATTTGTGCTAACTGTAGTGCTATCAACCTACCTGCTGCCAAGAAATGTATTGAGTGTGGTCAAGAGTTTGAAGGATCTAAAAAGTTTGAAGAACTACAGACTAAGAAAGAAAAAGAAGTTGCTAAGAGAACTAAGGCAGAGAGACAGGCTGTCTTGTCTGATGAGAGAGAGAAGGCAAAGCCCAGATACAAACCTGTCACTGACATCTATGCAACTGTAACTAAGTCCATGAATGGCAGTGAGTATTGTCAAGTGATCTTTACAGTTAAGAATGAATTTTTCCCTAAGAAGATGCCACTAATGTTTGGTCATCCTACTGCACACCACATGGCAGTACGTAAGTGGAAGAAGATAGCAGAGAAGTGGGGATCGCCTAAGCAACCATGGATGGCTGTTGAATTAATAAACAGTGGTGCCTTTGAGAACATAGCAGAGATTGTCTTACAAAAACAAGGTAAGTATGAGAATGTTATTGGGATCAAAACAAAACAGAATGAGGAGATATTATTATGAATCAAATGATTGATAAACTAAAATTAAAAAAGAAGATAGCCAAGCACGAAGAAGAAATCGAGTGGCTAAAACAAATGTTAAAACAAAGCGAAGACAATCTATTCTGTGCAAAAGCTGAATTACAGGAGAAACAAAGTGAACAAAGCTAAATTAGTAGAATTAGCAGATGAAGTATTGACTAATATTGATTTTGATATGCAAAGTGTTTTAAGAAAAGAGTTAGAGATAAGTTTGTGTGATAAGTTGTCTGATATTTTTAATGAAGCAAAACGACACCATAATATATATGATAATCAACATAGAAAAAATCAAAAATCTTATAAAGCGGTGAAACCAATATTGGATGATTGTATAGATAAATTATTAGGAAAAACAAAATGACAATCAATCATCTGCTTGATGAAGTAGAAACAAATGCTGAGAGACACCAAAGGTTTTATTTGGGTATCAGTGGTATCGGCAATCCGAATCAAAGGCTCCTTTGGATGCGATACCGCTGGCTCATGCCTGATGACTGGGAGCCAAGAGTCCTTAGACTACTAGACCTAGGTAATGTAATTGAAGATCATCTGATCGAAAAGCTACGTAAGATACCAAACGCAATCATCTATGACGTACAAAAGAATGGTAAGCAATATAAAACAGAAGCTCTTGGTGGTCATGTTAAAGGACACATAGACGGTATGGCTGAGAATTTACCAGGCTTAGAAGAGAATACCAAATACTTATTAGAGTTCAAGACAGCTAACGACAGTCGCTTTAAGAACCTAGAAAAGCTAGGTAGCTATTGCAACTGGTCAGAAGAGTATGACGCACAGATCCATTTGTATATGGGACTGTTTAAAATAGATCACTGCATAGCTATTGTTTATAACAAGAACAACTCAGCTCTATATACAGAGATCGTTGACTTTGATTACCTAAAGTTTGAGATGTTAATGGAGAAAGCTGAACACATACTGCTAACCAATACACCACCAGACAACTACATACCCGAGACTGACTACAGAATCCGTAGCTTTATGTCTGCTAAAGAGAGGGCCGCATACCTTGGCAGATCTTTACCAGATAAAATCCACTGTAGATCATGTCGCTTTGCTAGTGTTGATGTAAAGAAGGGGGACGCACATTGGCATTGTTTACAACATGATAAGAAGATAGACGAGGAGAGACAGACTAAGGGATGCCCAAGGCATAACTATATACCAGAGTTAATACCAGCAACTGTTATCGAAGTAGATGATAACTTTGTTATCTATGAGAGAGATGAGTTTAGATTTATTAATGTAGCTGAAAAGAAGCAATCAAAAGAAGACAACCTTTACTCTAGTGAGGAGCTGATAGAAGTAATCAACAGTGGCTTTCCAAAAGAATTACTAGAGCAGTGTGCTTCTGCCAAGAGATTGATGAACGGTACAATCAAAAGTATCAGACCTTGGGTTGAGACAGGTACGCCCTTCTAAGCTTTAGCTTTCTTTATTACTAGGATCTCTACGCCAGGATACAGGGCTTCAACAAGTTTCTTTTTTAATCTAAACATGGGTGTCTCTATGCCCTTAGTATCTTCTATGATCTCATCGCCATTGATGTTCTTATATTTAAAGTCAGCCTTGTAAAGACATACCTTCTTCTCATTAACAAAGCATGGGAAGGGTGGGTGTATCTCTATGTCAGAGATTAGGCCTTGCTCTTCTAGTTCCTTAAGATGATTGTATCTAGCTGCCTCAAGTTTACTATCAAAGGTATAGCCATCGAGTCTTACTTTCTTTGCTCCGTATTTGTTGTACAAGTTAGATTCCTAGTATTTTCTTTTCTTCTTCTTCTCTTAGTAGCTGAGATGCTCTGCTAGGTTGAGCAAGATTAGGTGCTTGAAACTGTCCTTGTAAAGATTGTCCAGTTAAATCTATTGAAGCAGAAGCCAAGTCTCCAATAGGTACATTCTGCGGTGCTTTAATATCTGTTCCTTGTAAAGCAAAGTTAAGTACATCTTGATTAACTTCACTAGGTTTAAATATACCTAGCATAACCAAGTCTCTGTTAGCTACCTTAGCAATCTTTAACTGTTCGCTAATAGCATAATCAGGAACTCCCAATGTTCTTGCATCTTCTATAGCTGTGTAAAGAGTTCTTAAAGAATTGTATCTGTCTTCGTTTGTATTGATGTAACCTTTAACAAAACTTTCTGCATCTCTTCTGTTATTTGATCTAAGCAATCTATTAAATTCATTAGTTGTTTCTCTTATAGCTCTCTTAGACTCTGCTGCTTTGTAATACAAAGATCTTTCTAGCTGTGGTTTAACAACTTTAATACCAGAAAATGCCTGTACCATTGTCTCTGCTACATCAATAGGTTTTCCTTTTGGACTAATTAAATCTTCTTCTCCTGTAAATACAGAGGCTGCCGCTGTTGCAAAATCTTTAGGAACAAATTGAGTGCCCTCTGCATCAACTTGTACTGAAAAAGGAAGTGCTGTAGGTGCTATAGAATTAAAAACGTGAATCATTGATTTTAAACCCTTATCACCCAATAAGTCTGATTCGTTATAAATAATTTTTCCTGTTGAAGTTTTACCAGATTGTGCTTCAAGTAAAGCGTTAGCACCTATACTTGTAGATAAAAAAGGATTTGCCATTTCTCCTACTGAATCTATTGTTGCATTACTTGCTATGCTTAGTAGGCTAGCTTCGTTTCTATTGCCAGTAGCAACTGCATTTAATACAGCTCTAAATGGTCTTTGTAAAAAATCATAAGGATTTGTGTAACTATAATTAATAAAGCCTGTAATGTTACCCGCTGCATCAGTGCTTGTTGGAATCATAGTCGCAGTCTTTTCCCATGGTGCAGCAAAAGATCTTTTATATGCGTCTATCTGTTCTTGATCTGAACCAGTTAAGGCTAGTCCTGCTGCGGTTAAACCTGCTGGAACTCCAACAGTAGTAGTTAGTCCAGACGTTAGTCTTCTCATTCCTACTTTTTGTAATTCTGCATTGTTACTTGCTAGTTCTTTAATGCCTCTTGATATAGTGTTGCCAGTATTTCTTACTATCTCAGCAGGGAAAGCTGTAAAGTTACCTATGACTGGTATAAATTTTAATTGTTTTACTATCTCAGGAACTCTTGAGTAAGTGGGAGTTACATTCAAAGCTATGTCAGCAGACTCTGCTTTAATAAATTTATCTAAAGCATCATCGCTAACAGATTTTAATTCACCAACATTGATAGTACCATCTGATCTAATAAGTTTTTGAATATCAGTATTAGAAAAATTCTTAGCAGCATTGACAGGAATAAAGGCATCATCAGTAGAGTCAGCTATAACTTTAACAAGCTTTGCTTGTTCGCCATTCCAATTAATCCACCTAGCCGCGTTATCTGATCCTGTGTAAACTCTTTCAATAGGCTTTAATGCTTTTTGTAATTTATTTGTAAGACCGTTTGATTGTAATTTTTTCATCAAAGCAACATCTTCTATAGCATAAGAAGCTAAGTCAGCTATTTCTTCTAACTGCGTACCTCTTCCTACAACAATACCGTACTCTCTTCCTTCTTTAATATCTTTGTTGTATTTTGTTTTTTGCCTTGGATCAAAAACACCAGCAAAAGACTTTTGAAAAGTTTTTGTAAACTCAGCAGAAGGCCCAAGGTTTCCATTCATAGCTGCAAATAATGGAACACTGGTATTGTTTCTTATATGAGCACCAACGGATAATAAAGTTTTGTTGTATTGTCCTATTGTTTTTAAACCTAACAAACCCTTGTAAACATTTTTTAAAATGTTAGGCATGGTATTCATAAAATCTTTTGATGATCCTGTAACAGCATCAACAAAAACTTTTGGTGCATAGGTATCTTGTAAAGCACCCTGCTTATCATTAAATTTTACATAATCAACGCCATCTACTGTAACGTCATCTCTTAGTGGAGGAATTTCTTTTCCTGTCTTTGGATCTTTTTTAGGAGCAATTTGTTTTCCTGTCTTTGGATTTATTTCAGGAGCTTTTAATACATTTATTCCTTCAGCTTTTAATTGATCAGGAGTTTTTAAAAAAGATGTGGTTCCTAATTGTTTTGCATTATCATTAATTAATCTTATATCATCATAAACTTTTATATTTCCTACTGAAGTAGCAATTTTAGATATAGTAGAAGTAGCTGCAAAAGTCTCATCCACTAAAGCTTTTCTCCACTCAGACCCTTCTTTGTATGTAAGGGGAGTTATCTCACCTAAAGCTTCTCTGACTTCGGGTAAGTTCTTTAATGTTTTTCCTTTTAATAAACCACCTTTTATATTGTTTACTAAAAGCTCTGGAGTTTCGTGAGGGTTTAAAGAGTTTTTAGGATTTCTTATATCATCAAAAATTTGTATTGCCTTAGATGTTCCAAGAGGATCACCCTCAAGTCCTGCTACTGTTTTAATTTTATTAATAGCTGCATCGTATACTTCTTTAGATGGCTCAAATCCAGAATCATTTATGGCTCTATAAAGAGTTGTTCCATACAAACCTCTATTCTTAAGCAATGCATCTTTAAAATTTTGATCTAAAGTTAAACCTGCAACAGTAGGTCTATCAGAAACTAAATCAAATAATAGTTTTTGTTCTAATTCAAATATTGTTTTATTGTTTTGAACTATAGAAGATATTGTATTATTAGGATCTATCCCTAGAGCCTCGTAATCTATTTTGTTTCCTGAACCTTCAAAACTTTTAATTTTTTTTAAAGCTTCGTCTTGAAGTTCTTTTGCTTTAATTCTTTTTGCATCGTCAGCTAAAGAAGGAAACTGTCTTTCAACAACAAGCAAAGGTGCTCTATAAGTTGATATAGATTTAACTAATTCTAAAGAGTCTTTATCATTTAATTTTCCGCCACGAGAAACAGCATCTTCCATTGTTCTTCTTATCTTATCTCCAGCATCAGCTATTTCTAATCCAAGATTAGATGCGTACGCTTTTTGTGTTTGAAATACATCTGATATTAATTTATTATTTTTTGTAGTTTGTTCAAAAGTTCCACCGTAACTAAAGTTTTTTCTTAAGTAATCAAATAAATTTTTATCTGCTTTGGTTGCAGAAGCAAGAGCTCCATTTGGGCTAACTTTTTTAGCTAACGCACTCATGTAAGGTGCCATTAAATCTAATCCAGCACCTGCTGCTTTAAAAGCACCGCCTACAACCTTGGGTGTAGCGTAAACAAATGATGCTGTCTCAGCGAATACTTGCATTCTTTCTTTTAGTCTTGCGGCGGCGGCAGCTCTGCCTGCAAGATTCTTAATTCTTTCTTCGTCACTTTCTTTATCAAAAATCATGTCAGCAAAAGTATCAACATCATCTGTAGCTACAGCAGCATCGACTGCACCTATAGCTCCTAGTTGTTTTGCTTTACTTAATTTAGATAGAGCACTTGCTGTGCCAAGACCAGGTATACCAAACTGAGCAATAATTTGTGCTGTCTTACCAGCAGTGCCTTCCACTTCAGGTTTAATACCTTCAAAGAATTCGTTTACATTGTCTGTTACTTCTGTATTAAATAGAAGATCAATACCAGTTGTCGGTATGGTCACAAGTCCTTGAGGTATAGAGACAACACCTGCCGCTATTCCTCTACCTATGTCTCCTGCTAAAGAACCAGATGATCCAGTGTTTCTTTTTTTTGTAAAATCTATTTTTGCTTGTTCTATATCTTTGGGATCATTACTCTTAACAAAAAGATTAGTCCCGTCAGGTAATTCTATTAATGGCATTACACACCAGCACTTACACTATCTTTAATAATATTGATGTCTCCATCAGATTCTCTATATATTTGTAAAAGTTCAAATTTAGATAATACATTTCCTTGTTTATCATAAACCTTATCTTTTTTGCTAGCTTTAGGGCCATATAAAATTTCTTTAATTATACCCTCTACAGCAGATGCCTCAGCTGCATCTTTAGTAGCATCTCTAGGAGTAGCACCACGTTGTATTTTTTGTAATCTGTCAATATCTTCATCACTCATTTCTAGTAACTGTTCTTGATCTGTCATTGCAGCTTCTTGTCTAGCCTCTTCTGCCATAGCAGCTTGTCCAAAGTCAGAGATAGCATTTCTTGGAACAAAGCCTTCACTTGGTTGCATCATAGCTAAGAATCCTGCCATCATTTGTTTTGCAAATTCAGGATCTCTGCTAACTTTTTCCATGTAACTTGATGGAAAGGCTTTTACATAATCAAAGAATACAGGTGATTCTCTTCCTGCTTCCATTGCAATCTCCATAGTTTTTTGTCTAAGAATATCTGCTAATGCATCTGAGCTTTCAACTTCTACTTCTTTAGAAGGAAGTTGCGGTTTTGAAGCTTGCATTCCTTCATCACCATCGCCTGTTAGTCCCATATAAAAAGCTCCCGCTGGAATTCCACCATAACCAGCCGCTCTAATTCCACCTGTTACAGCACTTCCCTCTGGTATACCTGGATTTCTACCAATACTTCTTAAGGTTGATTCAATTGCTTTTCCACTGCCAACAAAAGGAGCAACCATTTCTGATGGAAAAATTGAAGGAGAAGCTGGTTTATCTGTAGTAATACTTTTAGCTGGCTTAGGCTTAGGTTTAGGCTTAGGTTTAAATCTTCTAATTAAAGATTCTATTCCTTTTTTTATTCCTTCTTTTTTTAATGCCATAATTATTGCTCCAACGTATAGCCTTCAGGCACTTGATTATTTTCAAATGAATAATAATCATTGTCTTCTGGATCATAATAAAAATAATTTCCAGTATCTTCATCAAGATAAGCCATGCTAGGATTAGTGTAATCCTCATCCATAACCTCTTTGATTGCATCTCCAGCAACATAAGAAAGAGCTCCCAAACCTGCTGTATTTGTTACTGGATTAGAAAGTTTAGATACTGTGTTAGCAGCTTTTCTCATTTTATTTCCTGTGCTTAGTGCTTTGATTCCCATTCCAACCTGTCCCAAACCTGGAATTGCCATCGCATAATCTAAGGGATTATATGGATCAAACAATAACCCATCTCTACCAAACATTTTAGTTTTAGCCTCGCCACCTTCCTGCATTCTTACAGGAGCCATGCCTGACATTATTCCTTTGTTCATGAAAGAACCTTAGCGTAGTCAACAGCATAGTAACCATCTTTAACTACTACTGCATCTGGCTTAACTTCTAATACTTCTTGAGCTAATACACCTTCTGTTGGCTCTGCATCTATTCCAAGCTCTTTAGCTTTGTCATTCCAATCCCATGTGTACCAACCAATGTTAGGCTCAACGTCTGTTACTTTTTTAATATTAGTTTTTAATTCTGAGTCAGAACCAAAAGCACTACCTATAGTACCCACTGCTCCTATTATTTTAGAGAAGGTACTTGGATCTTGATAAGAAGTAGGGTTATTAACTGCCGCACCAGTACCACCAGAAATTCCTCCGCCTTGAGGTACTCCAGCAAGTAGTGCTTGACCTTGTGCCAATCTTTGCATTGGTTCACCAGCAAGTTGTTGTGCTCCTTGGAACTGTCTTGACAGTGCAGCCTGTTGAGTTGCTTGACCTTGCTGACCAAGTTGATTCAACATATTTATTTGGTTGCCTAGCATTCCTTGTCCTTGTTGTCCTAGACCTGCAATACCTTGACCTATCTGACCATACTGTTGTCCCATACCACTAGCTAATTGACCTAAGCCACCTAGTTGTTGTCCGCCTTGCATAATGTTAGAACCAAAACCACCTAAGGCTTGTCCTCTTTGTACTTGTTGTTGTCCTAGTCCAGCCATCTGACTACCTAGTGCGGCCTGTTGACCACCTATGGCTGCTTGTTGTCCGCCTAATCCTGAGAATAGTTGTGACTGTCTAGCTGCAGCATCTGCACCTTGTCCTTGAAATTGACCAAGTTGCCCTGCTCTCTGTAATTCTGTTGCTGATCTTTGTGAAGATAAATTGCCAAGCTGTCCTGCTATACCACTTAATAACCCTGCTTGTTGTGCTTGTCTACCTTGTTGTGCTTCAAAGGATTGTCTTGCAGCATCTTGAGCTCTACCAAATCCTTGACTTCTAAGAGCACCTACTGCCTCAGCGGCCCCTCTTCCTGTTTGTCTTGCTAATTCTTCTTGAGTTATTCTACCTCTTGATCCACCGAATGCACCAGCAGATACAGCTCTATCACGTAGTCCTATATCTTGTTGTGCTGAACTTCTGTTTATATCTTCTAGTGTTTGTTGTACTACTTGATCTTCAAAAGGGTCATAGAAAGCAGATGAACTTCTAGGATCAAATCCTCTTGTGGCTCCAGCACCTGTCATTGCAGCCATACCTAATCCAGCTTCTGCTCTGCTAGGATCAAAACCAGCACCTCTTACTATTCCTTCTGATTCACCAAACTCAGGAGAAGCCATGCCTGCAAATTGACCAGCTCTTTGTAAAGAACCTAGTCCACCTGCTACAGTCTCAGCTCCTGTACCTATCATTCTTTCTGCTGCATCTGAGAATCTTCCAGCACCTCTTGCTAGATCAGATCCTTCTCTTTGAAAGCCCATGCCTTCTTCAATACCAGCTTGAGCTTGTGGTACAAATCCCATAGCTTGATCTAGTGCATCTTCTTGTCTGCCGTATAATCTACCAGCATCTTCTGTGTATGCAGAAAAATCTCCTAATCCACCTGCTGCTTGACGTGCTTGTATTTGTAATGGTGTAAGACCTGCTGTTTGTTCTATAGGTATATCTCTAGCTTGAGATATTAATCCTTCGTATTCACCAGGAGAGCCAAAGTAAGAAGCAAGAAGTCTTCTTGAGTAGTCCTCCATATATGGAGATTGAAATTGATAACCTGTTTGTGGAGTTGTTATAACCTCAGCAGCTGGCCCTGTTTTTGTTTTACTACTAAATAAACCCATTATGAATATTTCCTCATCATTTGTTCGCCTTCTTTTTGTAAGGCATACATTTGACGTGCACCTTCTAAGCGTTGTTGATATTCGTCTTGCGGATCAGCACCTGCTGCCACACCCATACCTCTAACTGCTTCAGCATTAACGACAAACTCACCATCGCTTAACATAGCTGGTATCTTGTCGCCACGCTCTCCACCTGGGCCTGTAATTAATTCGCTTCTATCTACAAACTTACCATCGGCCGCATATAACTGACTGGCTATTCTTCTTGGTTGTAGATCATCTACATAAGTAGCTTCTTTGGGAGGTGCTACTAATGGAGAGAAAGGAACTCCTTTCATTTGTGCATATAGTTTTGAAACTTCACTTGGGTAAAATTTGTAAGACTCTGGAGTTTTATCTTTAGCATCTACTGATATAGATGCACCAGGTCTAGTGTCTGAGTATGAACCTAAGCCACCTATTCCACTACCGCCTCCGCCGCCATAGCCTTGAGATATTCTACCAGCTCTTTGTTCTGCAAGCTCTTCTTCTGTTGGTGGAGTGTAACCTCCGCCACTATAACCACCACCTCCACCTAGGTAGTCTTTAATATATTGATCAATATCAAAACCTCCTGGGCCAAACTCAAATGGATCGTCTCCATATATATATTCTCTTTCATCAAAACTTATATTTGGCATACCGCCCATAGCAAATCTTTGTATACCTTGTCCTGCGTAGCCTCCATTTTTAAAATTTACTTTTGCAGCACCTGTTCCTAAAGAACTTTTTACTAATCTTCCTTGTTGCGTTTGTGGAGTGTCTGGCATCATGTTTGTGAAATTTGATAAGCCTGTTCTAATTAAATCTCTGTTAGATGCTTTTTCTTCTATCTCCATTCCATCTTCTATACTGACATCATTACCACTTGAATCTTTATATCCAGTTAAAACAGTAGCACCAGTTTCAGGGTCTACTTTCATGACGGGCTCTAAGTCTGTATTATTGTAAGGATTATTTGAATCGTTACTTAAATTAAATATTTTATTATCAAATTCTTCAAGATCTATTTGACCCTCATCTACTGCCTCGTCTATACCAGGTTTTTCTTGTGGGCCATAAGCTGTTGGATAAGGATTTGAACCAGTTGAAACAAAATTGCCATTCATATAACCAGCTATACCGCCGTCTTGGTAGTACATTGGCATACCGCCATTCATATATCCTGGTACATCATAGCCAAACTTGTCTTCAACCAAAGAAGGATTCTTCTTTGCTAGTGCTTGTATTCCTTTATTACCTTCTGATATTTTCTTCATAATTAAATTATATACAATATTGTTTTAAGTGTACCATTTTTCTACATCCCAGCCTTCATAAGAAGTGGTCACGTTAATTGATATGTTGCCGCCTGTTTGTACGGAAACAGATCCTAATGATGCAGCCATCTCGAAGCCTTGTGGATCCTTCGGAGTGTGTAACTGTATCCATTGATTGCCTATATATACTTGTAAAACACCAATAGATGTATTCCATATTACATCACCTGCGTTAAAAGCTAAAGTAGAAATTTGAGAATCATTAAACTGTGGCGTAGAGTTTGGATCGAATGATCCTAAGTTTAATTCTAGTATTCTAATAAGTCTGTTGAATACATTAGCATCAACTTCATTGCCTGCCTGCGGTAATCTAGTTGCAAGAAGCTTGGCCATTACCTTCTGCCGTCAGTTCTAACGTCAATCCTATTTGCTCCTAGTCTCCATCTAAATCCAGTTCTTGCTCCTGTATCTGCATCATCATCTGACTGTATTCTAAGTACAAGCTGTCTGCCTCTAGCACGTGTAAAGGCTTGTTGAGTAGTGCTTGTAATATTGCTAGTTGAGTTAGTTGTTAAACTGTCGCCAGGAAAGTTACGAGTTTTTAATACAAAATTAATTTGACCATCTGTAGGCGTGGTGCCAAAGAACTTAACGTCTGGAATAATTCTTCCTATAAATGCTAACTGATTGCCCTCTTCTATATCTATGTCACCAGACTCTATAAATACATTATCCATAGGTGCTCCGTCATCATCATCAGTAAGTTCATGAGTGTATAAATATCCGTCACCATCACTATCTTTACCTGTAGCTCTAGGTTTTTCAAACACACCATCGTCCATCCAAGCTGTTCTTGAAAGCTTACCTATACTCCAAGCACCTTCTAGGTAGTTGTAAGTTACATAGCTATCTATCTCTTCAGAAGAAGATGATACATAGAACCAACCAACTTCATTAAATTCTCTGTTAGTAAAGGCTAATGTTTTAAATGACTGAGTATTATTAATATCATCTAATACATAGTTTAATACGCTACATACTAATCTTTTGACAGCTCCTGAGTAAGTATAGAATCCATCTCTAGCCATCCAGTAAACGCCATCGGGTGCATTAATCATGCCATTAGGAGATATAAGTCCTACGTTTTCATTAACTAGGTTTATTCCAAAAGTAAATGGAGCACCAATAAACTGCATACTATATAAAGAAGTATCAGTCCAAATAAGAATTTCTTGTCTTGATCTTAGACCACCAACTATCTGTGATCCAGATGACAGTCTTAGTGATCCTGCTGTATTAGTAGCTGTTGGCTCCCAGTTTGTAGCACTTTCTTGATCTGAGAAAGCTATAAGCAATGGATCTATAGCACCTGATCTAGCACTGCCCACTATAGGGTCTGCACCTAAAACAATAACATGCCTGTCAATATCACTTACTATGGTTTGTAAACCTAATGTTGGTGCAAGGTTAGCACCACTTAAAGTATCAATAGCTACAGCTCTACTAGATGTACCACCAGACTCATCCCAATAATAAATACCTCCAGCTCTAGGATTAAAGATAAGATCTTCACCAAAAGCATCATGTGACCAAAGCCTTAGCTGTCCTGTTTGTGATAAGGCACTAGCAGATCCCCAAGTACCTGCACCCCATGTTCCTGCACCCCAACCTGTTGATGGCACATATACATCTAGCCCTACATTTATTTGATAGGCCGCATCAGCACCTGAACCACCATTACCACTATCACTAGAGTTTGCTGTAGCTGTTGCTGTAAAGGTAAATGTATCTGCACTTGGTACAGCAGTAACTTGATATTCTTTATTAAGTACAGCAGCAGTAATGTTTCCGCCTAAACTAACAGCACCACTAAAGGTAACAAAATCATTTACTACAGCACCGTGAGCATCATCTGTTGCTGTAATAGTTGTACTACCATCTGTTGCTGCAAATACAATACCGTTAGTAGTCGTAGCTCTAATAGGTGTCACATCAAAGTAATCTGATCCAGCGTTAACATAGTATTTAAAGGTTGTTCCTAGTCCTATATATTTTGTGTAATCTAAGTCGACCCAAGCAGTTAAAGCCCTACCTGTTCCTAGGTAAGAGCCAGTAACTGCTTTAGTCCAACCCCCTATTTTTTCTGGCAATCCTTTTCTAAACCTAACTAAATTACCATCAGACCATCCTCCCTTATCCATAAGATCAGTCATCTCTTTGTTGATGCCTGGAGTAAATTGTAATTTAGTTAACGGCATATTAAACCTCGTGCCACTCCTTACCTTCAAACAATAAAGCTTCTGCTTCTCGTCTTCTAATAAGCCCTTGTAAAGTTTTTCCGTTGGCTTTATTCCATCTTTTAATTTGTGCTGGAACTTCTTTCATATCACCTGCGTTTATTACTTTAAGCATAGTAGATGCTTTTAAATTAGAAGGCCCTAAATTAAATACCCAACTTACCAAAGCATCAAATTGATTTTGATCAAGATCAGAAGTTACATTGTCTTTTATATAACCCTCATACTCATCCATCTCATGTAGTAATAATTCATCTGCTTCTTCTTGAGTAAGAGTATCGCCTTCTTTAACGCCTTTAGTTGAACCATATCCTATTGTCCAAACACCAGCAGCACACTTGTATG